TATCGGTCAATAGAACATCCCAAATGGGAAGAACCATTTTTAGATCCAAGAAAGAAAGAGATACCATTTTTAAACAATATTTCGACACGAATTTTAGAGAAAGATCATTTTACTTATCATAATCATAATAATATGTAATAACCGTTGTGTATTCTATTGTAAATATATACAATAAAATATATAGAATGGAACTTATTATCCCGATTGCTGCAATGGGAGGTCTTTATATGGCTTCAAAAAATGTAAAAAAAGAGTCATTTCATACGAAAGGTGCATTGCCAAATGTAGATATTCCTGACCAAAATTATATAGATAATACAATTAAAGAACAAGAAATACCACCAGAATTTTCGAAAACATCAAAGTTGTCTACTGTAAATAAATTTTCACAACCGACAGTTTATACAGATAAATACTTTAAAGGTGAAGGTTTAGTACCCCAAACATCTGGGAGCGAGAATTTTGTATCTTTATCTGGAAATAAAGTGGACGCATCATATTTTAAACACAATAACATGACTCCCTTTTTTGGGTCTAAAAATAGAGCGACTATTTTAGAATCCGAGTCCAACGAAGGTATTTTAGACACTTATTCTGGTTCAGGAACACAACATATAAACAAGAAGGAACAAAGTCCATTATTTGCACCAAATGATCATTATCAATATGCATATGGTGCTCCAAATAAAAATGATTTTTATCAATCTCGTGTAAACCCTAGTTTGCGTCAAGCGAATGTAAAACCATTTGAAAGTAAACAAGTTGCGCCTGGATTAGGTTTAGGAGGAACGGATAATGGAGATGGAGGATATAACTCAGGTATGGCTGCTCGTGATCAATGGTTACCAAAAGACGTAGATCAGTTACGTACTTCAAATAATCCACGTGCAGGTGGTGTAGGTATGTTGGGACATGAAGGTCCAGCAGTGAGTAATATAAAACAATTAGGGTCAATTGGAAAAATGGAGAAAAACCGTGTTGAACGTACATGGGAAGTAGGTCCGGAGCGTTATTTTACAACAACTGGTGCTGTTAAAGGACAAACCCTACATTCTATTCCAATTGATAGACACGTACATCGTCCAGAAACGAGTGCTTCTTATACAGGTAATGCTTCTATTGCAATTCCAGAAACATACACACAAGGTGAATATATGGAATCAAAACACATGGATTTAGGAGAAGTACCTTTGGGTATTGCATCTGCAGTTGGGCATCAAATCCCTGCTTATGGAGATTTTGAAAGTAAGAGCAAAAAAGCATATAATAACAATAGAACTGCAAACGCTCAAGAAACTTATTTTGGTGCATTTGGAAGTGCAATTGGTGCTGTAATTGCGCCATTGTTAGATGAGCTTCGTCCTTCCCGGAAAGAAAATACACTTGGGACTTTACGTCCATATCAAAATGCACATACTGCTATATCTTCGTCATATTTATTTAATCCAGGAGATCGTCCGGCTACAACTATTCGGGAAACAACTGAGAATAACCAATATGTTCCTGGAGTAAATACGAATCAACATGGAGGTGCATACCAATCTACTGAAGTACAACCAATAGCACAAGAGAGAGATACAACAAACACATATTATGGAGGAAATTCAAGTGCGTCTGCAGGTACAAAAGGATTACGTTTATATAACGCTGGTTATAACCAACGGAACAATGATATAAAATCATCTACAATAAAAGGACAAATGGTTCCTGGTAATATGAAAATAAAAAATCAATATATAAATCAACGAAATAAAAATGGAGAACTGACTAATCAACGACAATCAGTTGCTACATATGGACCAAAACAGTTATCCAATGTTACACAAATGGGAGACGTCCATACTAGACAACAATATAATTCAAACGTACAACTTGACAGAAATTCATCCGAAATATTGTCTGCATTTAAACAAAATCCATATACCCACTCATTGACTGATATTCCATAAATATTTAGGAAAAATATGTGTATAATATATATAAATGACAAATAACGCTTACACAAAAACAGGAGAAGGAGTTACCATCGGTGGTGCTAAATATAAGCAACAACGAGGGTCTCGTGCACAAGTATGGAATCATACTGCATATAAGACACCAGGAGGACTTACCAGAAACCAATTATTGATGAACAAATGGGGACGTATTGTTTCAAAAAAGAAGCACAATACTGCCAAGAAGGAGAAACGTCTTCAAAAACACGGATACACTGCTAAAAAGGGGAAATTCGGAGCAGTTAAGACTAAAAAGGCTAAGAAGACAAAGCGATCTAAAAAATAAAGATAAAATATAATTTATGTTGTTACTTTAATTTATATTTTAAATAACTCAGGACATTTACAAAGTACGTATTTATCAAAATACATTTTACTTGCAATCAATCCTCTAGAATAACTATTATCGGAGTGCATTTCTTGATATAAATAATAAGCGTCATATTGTGTAATAAGTTCCGGTTGTTGTCTTATTATCTCAAGAGAATTTTCAATATCAATTTCTTTGTCCCATAATATATTACGTTTATGGCAAATATATTTATCGTCGACTATTTCAACATCATGATGAAAAAACTTTAATACGTTTAATAATTTCGATTCACTTAATGTTTGTCGTGTCTGTTTTGAATTGCTATTTAACCAAATTTTAAATAATTGATATATTTCTTCAATCTCTAGTTCAGCAAATTCACTTTCATCATCAGTTGTAGTTGTATTCCAAAATCTTAAAAACTTTTGTATAAGAGGAATTTGAGAACTATTTACATTTTTAAAGATATCTTCTTTTTCATCGTAGTAGTTTACTAGAGCAGTCTCACAAAACATTGTTTTATAAAATGACGTATACAGTTGTGAAGGGAATCCATGTGTTAATGTAAAATCAGTCCATAAGTATTGTATTTCTTTCCAAGTTAAAAATCGTTCTTGTTCGTTGTCATATGTTTGTAAAAATAGTTCTTCTTGTGGAGAAAATGACATCTTACTTGTCTCTCCGTCTCCGTATAGCACTAAGTATTCATTGATAAATTGATTTACTATCGTCAATGGATAGTTTTTAGACATTTTTAATACATGTTTGTATAAATTTGATTCTTCCGTCTTTTCATAAATATACTCATCGCTGTTCTTATTCTTATTCGAATAATAACAAGAAACACAAAGTATATTTAAAAAGGAGCATGACGTATTTATCATTGCATCGTCGTAATAAGAACCTGTTTTTAATGGTATTATTCGACATTCTGAATGATGTTCTTTGTGTTTTTCATGATACTTGTATTTAAATGTTTGTGTACATTGGCAATTAAAAAACTCTACACATGATTCATTTAGAGATTTAAAAAAGGTTTTATGTGTTCCTGATATAAAATGTATTAACGAGTTTTTTTTACGATTAATATTATCACCAATAACTGTAAGTATATACTTAGCTTCAGATTTTGTATTACATACGTATCCACTCATATATTGTAATACATTTTGTATAGTAGATGATTCCGGTATAGTATTTATTAATAAGTTATTTTTTATTTTTTTAAGTATTGCGGTTTTTGTTTTATATTTCCAACTCATTAAAACTGTATTACGTTGTTCACTAATCGCTGTTCCAATATGATGTAGTATATCATTTTCACAAATCGCATTATAATTACTATCCTTATAAAAAAAAAACATTTCATTACTATTGTTGAAATAATAAGTATTTGTAGACAAGAAATAATTAACAAACTGGTCTTGTTGTTCACAATGTTCCTCTATTCTTAGTACATTTTTTTCACGATTTTTTTTTATAGTTTCAAGAATTACCGGTAGTTGTTGAGAAATATAATGGTGAATTTTTGATGTCATATACAAATCATTTTCGTATTTACAATATAATTCGTTTATCATTTCACAAGATACTTGTAATAATTTATTATTCATAGTATTTGTCGTTAATTCACTATCGTCGTCCATTGTAAACATTTACTTTATTAGTTTACAATGATCTCTTTATATTATGTATTTTATATATTTTAATCTATTTCTTCTATAGTTGGTCCATTTTCTTTTACAGTTGATTCCTCATCTTTCTTTTCTTTATTATTTTGGTTTAAAAATGGGTCCGTTTTTTCAGTTAACATTTTTAATTTTTCTTGATAGTCATTTTTAGAAGCAAACGGATTATTATCTAACCATTCCTGTATTTCTTCTGTATAATTATTAATTTCTTCATTTGTTTCATTTTTTTTTAGTTCATTTTTTATATGATATAATGAAGTTTCTAGCAAATTACGAATGTCTATTCTTTCCTTTTCTTCGTTGTCTTGGGATTTAAATTCTTCTGCTTCTTTTACCATTTTCTCAATTTCGTCTGCACTTAATCTTCCTTTGTCATTTTTTACAGTTATTTTATTCATTTTGCCTGATGACTTTTCAATTGCACTTACATTTAATATTCCATTTTCATCAATATCATATGCTATTTCTACCTGGGGCTTTCCTCTTGGCATCGGAGGTATGTCTGTAATTTGAAACTCACCTAATTTGTTATTGTCTTTTGTCAATTGTCTTTCGCCTTCAAATACTTGGACTATACATGACGATTGATTATCGGAGTATGTACTAAATGTTTGAGATTTTTTGCAAGGCACCGTTGTATTTCTTGGAATAATATTGGTCATGATTCCTCCTGCCGTTTCGACTCCTAATGATAGTGGCGTTACGTCTAATAACAATAAATCACTTATGTTCTCCCCTTTCGCTCCTGACAATATTGCACCTTGAACTGCTGCTCCATATGCTACTGCCTCGTCTGGATTAATACTTTGACATAACGTCTTCCTATTGAATAGTTGCATTAGTTGACTTTGAATCTTGGGAATACGAGTTGACCCTCCTACTAGTACAATTTCGTCAATATCATTTTTTGCTAGTTTTGAATCAGCTAATACTTTTTCTACAGGAACAAATGTTTTTTTGAATAGGTCTTGACACATGTCTTCAAATTTAGCTCTTGTGACAGTAGTTGTATAATCAATACCTTCAAAAAACGAATCAATCTCAATTGTTGCGATAGTTGCTGACGATAACGTTTTTTTTGCATTTTCACAGGCGGTTTGTAATCTTCGTAGAGTTTTTTTATTTCCATTTACGTCTTTTTTGTGTTTTCTATGAAACTCCGCAATACAATGCTCCATCAATCTTCTATCTAAATCTTCTCCTCCTAAATGAGTGTCACCGGCGGTTGCTTTTACCTCAAATACTCCATTGTCTATGTTTAAAATAGAAACATCAAACGTTCCACCGCCCAAATCATACACAAGTATGTTTTTCTCTCCCTTTTTATCAAGACCATATGCTATCGCTGCTGCTGTTGGTTCATTAATTATTCGTTTTACTTCTAGACCTGCAATTGTTCCTGCGTCCTTTGTTGCTTGTCTTTGTGAGTCATTAAAATAAGCAGGTACTGTAATAACTGCTTCTGTTACTTGTTCTCCTAGAAATGCTTCTGCTGTTTCTTTCATTTTACTCAAAACCATTGCAGATATCTCTTCCGGTTTAAATATTTTTCGCTTTTTTTGATACTCTACATGAATTACTGGTTTACTTTCTTTAATACTCTCCTTTACATTGTATGAAAAATGACGCACGTCTGAACGAGTTTGAGGATCATTCCAGCTCATTCCAATTAATCTCTTTACATCGTAAATCGTGTTTTCGGGATTTTGTCCTGCTTGAGATTTTGCACTACTTCCAACTAAACGTTCATGTTCTGTAAATGCTACATAAGAAGGCGTTGTTCTTACTCCTTCATCGTTTGCTATAATTTCTACATTGTTGTTTTGCCATACACCAACACAACTGGTGGTTGTTCCTAAATCAATACCTATGCAATTTACCATAAATGTAAATATGATAATTAGTTTATGTTCTTTTTTATAATATTTTATATTAAATTGCACGAATGGTTGCTTAGTAGAAATAGTAATGGTTTCGTATTAGAACATATTTGGAAATTAATATTTATAGATAAGTCTGCGTTTTAAATGTTCAAATGTGTAAAAACGTTTGGGCTTAAGTCTACATAATCTCCAAGATTATAAGGTGTTTTGGTAAGGTATATTGTAAGACTCCTGTACTATCATATTCCATCTTTTTACTACATTCACTACATTATCGTAATTGGATGTGTTCATACTCGTTAAAATATCTCCGTTATTTGAATATTGTTTAAAGGTAAATATTGAATTGTTTGTAGTCAATTAGATAAATTAATTAGATATACCAATCGTTATGATCACAGAACTTTCATCTTGAACTATGTTTATGTTAATTAAAGTTTGTGAAATTTTTAAGTTATCTGCAAATACATTTACGAAAGCATTAGTATTAACATCATTTACTTGTAAGTTATTAATCTTAATAACCATATTGTATAGTTGATCATTTACATTTCTTTGTACATTTACATGAATACTAACTGATTCAATATTAACACTGCTGGTTATTAATTCACTAAAATATGTGATCACTAATTGAGTAATATCTTTGTTATTAAAAAAAGGAGTGATGTTTTTATTAATATAGAATATATCATTTATAGAATTTATAAAATCATCAACCGTATAACGAGTAATAGTAGCAGTGAATTGTTTATTACCAGCATTATTATACAACCTATAATTGGAATTATAAATAAATTTATTTTTAATAGTAGAATATATATCAAATAATTCGCCGTTTACACTTATTGGATTATTTACTGAATTTGAATCTGATATAGGATATAGTGAATTATCCCATATTGGACGAAAAGTGTTATTATTATATAAATTGCTATAATTACCATTGGTAATGGCGGTAGATAGGTCACCTCCAAAAAAACCTACAAATTCTCTTACTGAATTGGCAGATATGAAGCTATCTATTTGTGAATTTTCTAAATTCGTAAGTGGTTGATAATCACTCATAACGTACCATTTATAAATAGAATCTGGGTTTTCATCGTAAAAAAAGAATTGTATCTTCTTATCTATTAATTGTTTTAACCATCTTGAAGTAGTGATTGTATTATTATTCGAGTTTATACCGTTTGTAGGATCACTTCCCCAACTTCTCTCGCTTACAATTGGATTTGTGTTACTACTATCAAATGTAAAAATTACGATCCCTTTTCCATTATTTCCATTAATCTCATTTGGTAGAGAATTATTTCTGTTGACGTTATTCCATCCTTTCCACTCCTTTTTTAGAACTAATTGATCAAACTTGCCACTGAAATAGTCTGGAACCTGATTACCATTACTAATTTGAGGAGAATTAGAATCCAACATAATGTGTAAATTGCCATCATTGTTATGCTGTCCCTTAGGTTGAATAATATTTTCATTTTCAATAATTAAATAATAATCATTATTTTTGCCAGTAACTGCAATATCTCCATTTAGTTGTGTTTCATAATTATCACTACTACCAAATGCACGGTTTAATACAATTGTATCTATAGTAGAGAAATCATTACCAAACGCATCTTTAATATGGTTTGGTAATTCCCACCATACTGACTTAGAGTTCGTTGATGTCTTTTTATCAAAATTACCAAAATTACCTAAACATGATAAAGTGTTCATTATATATCATAATTATATATAATGAACAAATTGTATACATATTTCGAAGTAGACAAATATTAAATATGTATAATTAAATATTAGGTATATATAAAATATTAGGTATATTAGGTATATAATATATGAATGCAATCGTATGTGTAAACAATATGTTAGGTATAGGGTTAAATGGTTCTATACCATGGAAGTCAAAAAAAGACATGCAATACTTTAAGGAAGTTACAACGGGAAAAGGTAATAATGCAGTAGTAATGGGATTAGCGACATTTGCAAGTTTAAATTATAGACCTCTTCCTAATAGAAAAAATGTAGTAATAACATCATGTCCAGATAAAATAAAGACAAAATCACCTGATGTATTATTTGAAACAAACATAGATAACGCAAAATATCTTCCATTTATTTACGATGAAGTATATATAATAGGAGGGGAGTCAATATATAAATATTTTATACCTTACTATGAAACTATATATCTTACACATATAGATAACAATACAATATGCGATAGAGTGTTTCCATTAAAAGATATGACACCTTATAAAAAAGAAGAAATAGATAGTATAAATGAAAATGGAGTAAAGTTGATATTTTATAAATTTAAAAGAGAATCAAATAATCAATATGAAATGGTATAAATATATTCTATAATCACTATATATGGTGTCATCGATATTAACAGTAGGAATTACATATGAAGAATCAAATCATTTAGACAATGAAGATAAAGGGCATATCTCTCCTCTATATGGTATAGAATGTTTTAATAACAAGAACCATTTATATGGTATAGTAATAGGGAAGCTTCGTTCAAATTATGCGGATACACATAGTATAGTTTATTACCCCATTTATATGGTAAATGAAAAAAATAAAATAAAGTCTAAAATAGGAGTATTTGAGATAGAAACAAGTGAAATAGCGAGTACGATTGATAAAAACGGTGAGATAGATATAAATAGGTTAGGTGAACCATTGTTGTTTTCTTTTGTAGACGTAGATTATTTAGACAAACGTGCAAAAAAAATAGAAATAGACGAGAACGAAGAAGAGGATGAAGAAGAGGATGAAGAAGAAAGGATAACAGATAAAGAAATAAAAGAGCCAGAAGATGATCCACATGAAGAAGAAGACGATTTGTTTCAAATAAATACAAGAGATAAAAACGATAAGGCATTAGAAGATATAACAAATGTTACCGAAAAAGATGAAATAACGCTTGAAAATTTATTTACAAAAGATGTGCCTTTACCAGAGGTTGAAACATGGGATACAGAGACGGAAGAATCAGCTAAAAAATTAGTAGAAGAATATAGGATGTCTTCAAAACAAAAAGTGAACTGGATAAATAGTTTTATGAGAAACAATAATTATGGTGTAGAAGAGATAGCAGGTGACGGTAACTGTTTTTTTACTTGCATTCAATATGCGTACGATTCAATAGGATATCGTACAAGTGTGGATAAAATACGTAAATTTTTAGCAGAAAATATGACAGAAACACAATATGAATTATATAAAGAGATATACGATGATCTATCTAGAAATAAGCAAAACACGTCTATAGAAATAGATAAATTAAAAAGGGCGAATGACTCGTTAAAAAAACAAAGTGAAAAAAGTAAAAATTTAAAAAGTCAAAAAGAAATAATGTCAGAAGCTATTCAAGTGAAACAAGACTATATAGTGATGACAAGCCAAAACGAAATGGCAAATGATTTACTAAAAGATTTTGGATTTATGGAGTATATAAAAAACATAGAAGATCTAAAATCATTTATTCGCACACCTGATTTTTGGGCAGATTCTTGGACGATAACGAAATTAGAATTAATATTAAATATGAAGTTTATTATAATGGAAAAAACAGAAGATCGTGATGCAGTAATAAGATGTATAGAAAATCCAAATGAAAAAATATTATCTTTTGTTCCGAAGTATTATATAATGGTATTATTTAGTGGAAATAATCACTATTCATTAATAACATACAAAGAGAAAAAGATATTTTCGTTTAAAGAGATACCTTATGATATAAAAACATTAATTACAAAAAAATGTATGGAGAAAAGAGATACTGCAAATATGTTTAATATAATACCGGAATTTAAAGAGTTAAGAAATACAGTAGGAGTAGAAACCGATGAGAAAACAATAAAAAATAGTCCATTATTTGATTCAGACATGATATTAAGATTTCACGAAACATCTGATAAAAGTAAAAAGCCAGGAGACATAGACATAGATATGATTCCGCCTAGACGATTGACTGAATTTGCAATGTTACATAAACATCATTTATGGAGACGAAAGCTCCACGATTCATGGAACGAAGCTCAATTTACTACAGAAGATGGGAAGCGGTGGAGTTCTGTAAGTCATTACTTATTAGCATTAAGGTTTCGTGATGGATATTCAGATGTATATGATGAATTATCATTGAATTCACAAAGTGAAATATCAAAATCAATGAAAAATGCAAAAGCAGCGGTTGAAAAAAGAGGTGGAAAGTATTACGATTTTTATAAAAAAACAAAACCACTTGATGACGACTCTTATAGTACTTACCGTAAAAATGCACTGAAGTTAAAATTTTCAAATAAAGAATACGCTATACTATTAAAAAGTACATTATTTGCAAAACTAGAGTTATTTCGCCGTGGTAAACAACCAATTCCGGATATGTTATTAATGGAAGTTCGTTCCGAATTAGATTAATAAATTGTAAAATTATATAAGTTATATAATTATACTCTATGTGAGGTTCGAACTCACGATCTTTTGCGTGTAAAGCAAACGTCCACTCCACTAGACCGATAGAGCCAATAGAAAGTGTTTAAATTAACGATGACATATTATTATGGCAACATATCTCGCATATCCATATATTTGAATATAGAACGAGATCCTAAACTAGGCTTATCATTTTTGTTATATTTTGCGATGATGTTAATATTTTTAACAATAACAAATTTCCATATCCAATCTGCTTTGCAATTATTAAAAATGTCTTTACATTCCTGAAGAAACAAATACAGTAAATCTGTAATTTCATCTACTTCATTTGTTCTATCTTTTTGGTCTATGTATTTTAACAGTGTTTCTTGAAAATTAGCCATAATAGATAGGACTTTAAGAACAGGTATAACATCTTGTTTCATTAATTGACAAACAAAAACAGTTGTTGCTTTACGCATGTCATTTGCCTTGTTGTATTGGCAATACTTTTCATAATCTTCATCTGGTGAAACATATGACAGTGTTTCAGTACTAGTA